TCACTCGCTTAAATACCCTCCCCCGAACAGGGATGCCTGCGCCTTCTCTTCGTAGTTGCATACCATCCACTCCTCCTGCCTGCGTCGGCTGGCTTTGGAAGCGCTGATCGTTCGTTCGATCCGGTGGATGGTCCATCCGTTTTTCTGTGCGTACCGTTCGATCATGCCGAACGGGAACATCGTCAGCATGAACTTTCCCTTGACCGTTTCGAGCAGTTGTAGGAGCTGCTCCATATTCTGCTTGTTGAACGTATCCTCATAGTGGCCACAGTCAGAGTTCACATAGGGAGGATCGACGAAATGAAAGGCATCCGGGGCGTCGTAACAGGCGATCACGTCGAGGGCATTGCGGTTCTCGATGGTCACGCGCTCCAACCGCCCGCAGAGGGTTTCCGTAAAATCGTCTTTCGCATTACGCAGCTTCTTGGGCATCATGCCGCCGAAGTCGTAGCCGAAGGTGCCGTCCATCATCGATGCAAACGACATCTTGCAGAGTGCCCACACGGCCCATGCCCGCTCGGCCGGTGCGAAGAACTGCGGATAAGCGTTGATATGGGCTGCGTGGGCGTGAATATCCCGGCTGTGCAGCGTCTTATCAATCTCTCGTTTGAGGTCAGAATAGTAGACCTGTGCGCACCAATAGAAATTGGTCAACTCCATATTGATGTCGTTGATAACCTCAGCCTCGGAAGGCCGTTTGGCGAAAAGAACAGCCGCACCTCCGCAGAACGCCTCTGTGTAGATTTTATGCAACGGAATCAGAGGCAGGATATATTTGAGCATCGTCTGCTTACCGCCATAGTACGAAATTGGGGTTTTCATAGTTTATTTTTCTAAATTTTTATACATTTGTGTCCTCTTACCTACGTGCAAAGTTTATGGCACAAAAAACGCCTAACCGCAATCGAGGGTATTCCCCCGGTCGTGCGGTTAGGCGCCTTTGTGTTAGTACGTAGGTAAGAGGACTTACTAACAGACCGGGGGATTTTTATGCCCTCCCCCGAAGGGCTTCATTCCTCAGATTCGCCATTTCAGCCCTGCGGAATCCCGAGCAAGTTGATAAGGCTAATCCATGAGGTTTTCTTCGAAGCTATCCATGAATATCGGCGTCAGGTTCTTCGCAAAATTGCGCAACAACTGCGCATCGGATTCCTCTAACTCAATTTCACCGTCGCTGCGATAAATGCGCAGCGCGAGGTCATGAGCCGCAATGCCGTTTGCGTTCTTGTAGAGGGCATCAGCCAAAGGCTTTCGGACATCCACAAGGGATGTTTTTTCACGGGTAATATCCGTGAAGGTCTTGAATTGTTTGAAGTTGATCTTTTTCATATTTATATGTTAAATCAGTTATTAACCGGCGGCGAGATGTCCACCGTGCCATATTTTATTCACCCGATCCCAAACAAGCATAATAATCGGGGCTGAGTTGAATCCCCAGGTCGTTATCCGATCAGAGCGGTTATTGCTAATGTAGTGACCACTGGCCCCTACCTTTATGTTGAATTTGCCGCTCCCGATTAGTTTGAAGAAATACAACTGTCCGGGCTGAGGGCTTGAAGGCAATGTCAGGTCAATAGTTCCCGAAGTCGTTACTAAAATAAAGGTATCCATCTCCGATAATGTTTGACTGCTGCTAAGCCGGCGAACCCGGAACCGAAGTCCGCATATATCTCCGCTGGGTATATACAGAGCATGATTCCCGGAATCAATCATGTCATCATAATCTGTTGCTCCTGATGAGGATACATACACACCCACATTAGCTGAGCCTGAGGATACCGATCTATTTACCTCAAAGCGTGCCGGACCGCGAACGGTATCACCCATTGAGGCGGGAAAGACATTATTCCCGATATATGCAGAGCTGTATGTATCCGTAAATCGGATCAGGTTCGAAGACAACCGCAGAGACGAACTCCCCTCCGTACCTGTCAGATAGGAAGTTGTGATCGTAAAGGGGCCGATCACCCCGGTCTGAGCCGTGATCTTGCCCGTAATTTCAGCGCTGGCGCTTACAAAGTGCCCATCCCCGTACAATCTTGTCTTGGCAGTTTTCCACCCCGTGATACTACTCATCCCCATAGCCATCATACAGATGCCATGCGTCGGATCAGAGAAGTTTGACGACCCGTTTATAAATCCCAGAACTTGCGATCCCGCATCGTTCTTCACAGCGAGCGTTTGGGCTATGGCTGCGCCGTCGACATCCATCGATGCAGGAAAGAGTTTTTTGATATACTCCACGTCGGGGATTTTCGTCTCTTGATCTGCGACAGACGGAGACCACGTCGAGGGTAATTTATTGCCCACGCCGACGAATTCATGCCGGACATAAAGTTTTCCGGATGCTTCGCCGCCACTCAATGATCTGAACACTGGATACAGTCGCGCATATTCGATCTCTTTGTCTTGAACCTGCGAACTGAAGGTGTATGCTTTTTCGAATGTCCCCCGCTCCGGAATATCGCCTGCCGAGTATCGTGCAAGCCATTGATCCGTACCATCCGTGAAATGCACTTTGATTTCGAATCCCAGGTCGGGCGCTTGCGCACCCTCTCCTTTCAGTTCTACTCTATAAGTGATCTGTTTCCCTCGTATTAGGGTATGATCAAGATAAAGTACGCTATCCCCGGTTGCGTATCCTGAGCCTCCCGCAAACGCCGCAACCCAATCCGCATGGGAACCGTTAAGAATATTGGTTCCTAACTGAATGTCGTTAACTTTTTGCTGAGCTACAGCATCGGCCACAAGATTCATAAAATGGCTAACCTCTGTGTCGTAGGAGGCGAAATAGCCATTATAGGAAGCGCGCTGTTCGGAGGTGAGCGTCGTGTCTGTATCGTTATTAACAGCAACGGTTCCTGTGAGGAAGTTCACGAGGTTCTGATAGGCTGTGTTCAGCGCAGATATTGACACACCATAAGTTGTGGCATCTTCCTCATAAGCCGCCATCTCCTTCTCCCGCTGCGCCAGCGTGTTGCGAAGCGATGCTTTCTCTTCTTTCGAGATTACGTTATCCGAAGACATCTGGCGCAGGCGCATTTGCGCATCGTTCACCAACTGCCAGTCGGATGCTGATCCCGTGGCACCTGACAGACGATCCGCATTGCACATGTAGATATCTCCCGATGTCTTTATCCAAAGATCGTTGATCGAATAGGGAACAGCAGGAGTTGTGTCGCCGTAATATATCTTGTTTTTGCTGTCGGCGATGCCCAATGCTTCGAGGGCCTTAGCCTGTGCTTCGGCGGCTCCGCTGTCGGCGATACGCACCCATTGATAGACATTGTTCTCGTAGGCGAACTTATAACGTTCGTAAGATACTTCTCCGTCGGAGTCCGTGATCTTGCGGTCGTAGTAGTCGTTTATGTGACGGTTGCGTTCGGTGTCGGTTATCCATTCAACGGCCGGATAGTTCGAGAGCGTCGGCATATCGGTACCGTTGTACGAGATGATTTGCTTGTCGATCTGGTTTTGCAGGTCCGGTATAATTGACTCGTTAAGGTTGTTTACGACCGTCTGCAACTCTTGCGATAACTGGTAGGCTCCTTGCGCCGTAGTGTTGATAGCCGTCTGAATATACTTCTGCGCCTCTTCAATACGGGTCGTGTAGGTCTTGTATGCTGTATTGAAAAGCTCATATTTAGCATCCACATCGGCTTTCTCTTCCGCGGTGGCGATGCCGTCTACCGATGCTGTGGAGACAGATGCCAGTAGGTTGGCTACGGCTGTGTCAAAAGCGCTTTTTGCGGCATGTAGATTCGATTTCGCAGTACCGCCGAGCAGCGAGTTTTCATAAACAACAGTATAGGACGCTGCAACAGCATTTTTTGTTTCCGAAACAGAATTGATGTATTTTTCAATGGAAGCAGCTTCGGCCCGGTCGATAATTCCGTCGGCGAAGGCTTTGTCGGTGAAGTTCTTTAGTGAATCGACTCCTGCGGCGGCATCATCGGCTGCCTTACGGGCTGCGTCTATTTCGGCTTGTTGATCTGCGACAGACGGGGACCATGACAATGACGGTTTGTTCCCACGTACGAACATAATCTTGTCATATCGGACGGAGTTACCGGCAGTTGATCCACTATTACCAGCAAATACGAATAGCAATGCCGGCTGTTTGGAATATCCTTCATATACCGTTAAAACACCGGCCCTGTTGTCAGCAGTAAGACGCAATGTGGGGGATAATTGTCTGTCATAAGTTGTATTATACAATGTAATCGCATACAACTCTGCATCTCCGACAAGATTCGTTATCTCACCGATGGATATTGCGAATTGGTCTCCGGACTGCACTTCTTCCGAGATTCTGAATTCTATTCTGCCATAATTATCCGTCGTCGAGGCTGTTGCTATTCTACTTTCTGTGTTGTTAATAAGGTTTACCGCAGAGAACTGAATGTTCTCTACCTTTTCGTCGGTATACTTCTCTTGATCGGCGACAGACGGGGACCACGCCGTTGCCTTGTTCCCACCTTCGAGTTGCGCCATTCGGAATGCTACCACGGTCGTAGACGTAGTGGGATTGGCATACAACACGAATGCTGGATTGTCTTTCACGGCTTTTTGGTAAGACGACAATCTGATCCATTTTCCGGTCATCGTTGAATCAATGATGAATACGAATCCTTCGGAATTCTCTAACCCGATACGGATTCCGACGGGTTCATTGGCCCACACGTAGGCCGAGGCCATATAAGACGATCCTTCAGCAATCCGTGCATTCTCGACTTTCTCCAGTCGTAAGAACGCACCGTTAGTCACCCTGAGTTTAGGATTTCGGACTACTGCGCATTTGTACCCTTCGAACGTTTCGGTATTTACGGAATTCCACTTACCCCATACGCCACCTTGTGAATCGAAAGTAATAGATTCCGAGTCGTTAAGTATGTTCACTCCGCCGATATGAATGCCATCGACGGCTGCGTCGATGCCGGCTTTCACGTCTTCCGCTGCTTCCGACCAGGCCGTGGCTTTATTGCCGGTCTCCAGCTTGTATCCATACACCACGCCGCAGGGCGTATTGTCGATGTAGGGAACCGCAAAAAATTCGATACGCATTCCCAATCCGTCGGCAATATCCTGATCGGCAACGAAAGTCACCTCGAGTTTCTCGAAAATATCGGGCGAAAGGGGAATTTGAATTTCAGCAGAAGAAGTATTCGAGGCAATAACACGGCCGCCTATGGATGCTCTGATGATATACATCCCTGACAGGATATAAATAGCGGCCTTCGTTACTGCCGTTTCCTGTGTCGCATCGCGTTTGACCATACAGGAAAAAGTGTATTGCTGCCCTGCCTTATAGCCTCCCGGAATAGTCTGCCACAAGCGTCCCCAGTTCTGCTGAATTTTGTAGGCTGTGAACTCCCCGACTTCACCCCAAATTGACGGAAGGCCGTTGTTGTTATTCCAAATCGCCGTATCGGTCGGATCGGGATGCTGTGTGTTGCGCATCAGGTTCACTCCGCCAATCTGAATGTTGTCTACCTTATCGTCGGTATACTTCTTCTGATCGGCAATGGACGGAGACCACATCGCGGGCAATTTGTTCCCCACGCCGACGAATTCGTGTCGAATATAAAGTTTTCCGGATACTTCGCCGCCACTCGATGATTTGAAGACCGGATATAGAACAGCAGATGCTATTTCTTTATCTTGGACCTGTGAACTAAACGTGTAAGTTTTCTCGAATGTGCCTCGATCCGGAATGTATGGTGTCGTATATCGCGTAAGCCATTGAGTCGTGCCGTCAGAGTAGGTAATTTTTATTTCGAATCCCAGTTCGGACGCTTGGGCACTCTCACCTTTCAGTTCGACGCGATAGGTAATCAGGTTCCCTCGGATAAGCGTATAGTCTATGCCAAGATTATTACCTGATTCGTATCCGTAAGCGTCTGTTCTTGCCGCAACCCAGTCGGCATGGGAACCGTTGACGATATTATCAGCAGAATACTGAAGATTATCCAACTCCTCTTTCGTATCGTTCGCGGTCTTAGCGATCTGCTCGATGTCGTACTCTTTCTGAAACTTCCCCGTTTCAGGATCGTACACCGCGCCGATCTTCAAACCCTGCTCGGGATTAAAAGCCAATCCTACGCCCGTTTCCCCCGAGGCCATCAGCAGAGATCGGGTCTTCGTGTCGATGATGAACGTTCCGTCCAGGCTGCGTAAGAGCCCCTGCATGTAGATATTGTCCAGATAGGCCGAATACCCCGACATCGCCAACCCGAAAACGGACAGGTTCGACAGATCACCGAACTGAGCGGCTATGTTCTCCGCCGTGAACTCCCAGCCGGAGACGCCGCGCAGGTAACGCTGGTAGGTGCGTGTCGAATAACGTGATGTACGGCGAGATGCGTCCGTAAAGGACCCATAAGCCACAAATTTCATCGAAATCATAGGCGCAATTTGAGCGGGATATGATGTCGATACGGGCCTCAACTCGTATTTGAACTGCTCGTTGTGATCCCCGAGAACCTCCGTGATGCGGAAGTAGGCCGTTGCGAACCCCGCAAAAGTACGGTTGCCACGACTGTCATCTGCATCCTCTGCGGCGTTATCCGAAAGTGTTGTGCTATGGAAGATACCCATACATATATCACCAACCGCTACGGCACCGCGCTCGCCATCTTCCAGCTTGAGCGTCACCAACTGCTGCGAAGTATCAATCTCCTTGATGATACCACCCCCGGGAGCGCTCCAATCATCGCCTACGGATATTTCAACCCGGTTGTAGTTCAGTTCCGGAACCGTTAAACTGCGACGCAATACAAGGCTTTCGAGTTCGGAAACTCCTCGTTCATCTATCTGCCCGCCGAATCCCGTGGGTCCCGAGGCGAAATCGTGCGTACGAAAGCCTTTATCGAGCGTAATACGCTGCATGAACCGCACTTGCCCTTCGACAGTTCCTCCCTGCCGTTTGCTCAGAAACTCCTTACAACTGCGCTTTGCCGAGAAGAGATTGAAGTCGGACGGTGGCGTATTCTCCCAGCTGCGAACGACATCCGGCAAATTACTCGTCGCGATGCGGGTATAGTTGCGCACCTCCTCGATATTGTCCTCAATTCTCGACAAGGCGCCCGTCGAGAGAACGTCGCTGATCTCGAGGTCGTACTGTGTCGGAATGTTCAGATTTTGGGTAAAGCGCACGATCCGGCTGTCGCGATAACCGCTCTCCGGAAAATATCGCGTGCTCTCCAGCCGGATGCGTTGGCCGATGTCGAATCGCAGGCCGCGCGCTCCGATGTCGACGTAGTCGGTCGTAACCTTGTAGACACGCCGGTCCTTGCGATGCTTGAGCATGTACGCTTCGACGGCCTCGGCGAACTCCTGTTCGGCCTGCGCATAGTATTCGTCCGGCATACGGAGGTTCCAAAGGATATACTCATCACCTGGCTTCGGCACCAAAAGCCCGCCCGGCAGTTGCGTTTCATCTTCGTAAGGCCATTGGGTGATGATCTCGAACTCGCGGCTCTTCGAGTCGAAGTTCACCTCGAATTCGCGGCCGTTCAACTCCCCGCTCTGGAACGTTACCTGCTTGACCAAACCACCGATTTCATAGGTGTTCGGGTCGAACGACAACTCTTCGTCCTTGAAGTAGTAGATCGTAAACGGATCGCCGTCCTCGCCGGTCGCGTTCTCGCTGCGGACAGAGCCGACCTTGCCGACTCTGCGCGGATAGATACCCGAAAATGCCTCCCGCTCGTAGTGCTCGACGATTCCCAGATGGGTATCCTGCTCCACGTACTTTGCACCGCCGGGCAGCTGGAGCCGGGCAGCGCCGTAGTGCTCGCGGTCAATATTGCGACTGCTGCCGATGGGGAACAGGCGGGTGAAAAATTTCACGCCGTTGGCCGACGCGATGTCGATCGATTCGGCTCCGTTCGCATACCCGAGCGGAACGGACTCGCCGTATTCGCACCGGCCCAGATTGACGGTCATGCCGTCGATCCACCATTCGGTTTCGGCCACATCGGCGATTTTGTTCAGCGCCTCGTTGCAATAGGTACCCTCATAATCGACGACGAGGTTCTCCGTATCGATGACCTCGCCGACCTTCCAGTCGGTCGTTCCCATCTGCCGGTTGATGTTTTCGACCACCAGCGCCACCTGTTCATGCGCCGGAGCCGTCAGGGAGAAGACGGGGTCGTTCTCGCCGTCGACCGTCTTGAGCATCAAAGCCTGCGACAAGAGGTTTTCGGGGCCGTAGAACTTGACGTCGTATTCCCATTCGACGGTCGAGGTCTGCTTGGGCACGTATTCCTCGACGAGCCAGTATCGCTGCCCCTCGAACTCCACCCAGTCGTTCACTTCCAGACGCACGAAATCGAAAGAGACGAACGACAGCCCCAATACATGGTCCGCCATCACGCCCCTTTGACGCGTCGAATTATCCGACGGCGACACCGTCAGTTTCAACTCGTCGAACTGGTTATAGATTTTCAGTTTCATGCTACTCTCAAATACTGTTCAAATGCCGTTCGAACGGCGTTAAAATGCAGGCTCCGGCTCCCGGAACTTCACGTAGAATTTCCCGGAGACCTCACCCTCGAAGTCGGTCAGCTGCTTATAGTCGGTCGCTTCTTTGTAAAACATCCGGAAGTGTCGGTTCAATTCAGGAAAGTAGAAATCGAGCCAGCCGCCCTCGCCCCGTTGCAGCATCCGAAGGAATGCCGAATAACGCTCCGAGAACTCCGTTCTGTCCGCAGCGACAATGGCGAATTGAAGCGATACATCGCGAGGCTGGAGCTGCTGTACGATGACTTCGGGAACCTTAGCTCCGTCCTGTTCGCGGAACGACACCTCTTTCTGCGGCTTCACGGCCGACGGCTTCAGCAGAGACGAATAGTTTTTCGTATCTCCGGCTTTGTCTTCCGCGAGAAATGCCCCGTATTCGACGTAAGGGTCGATGTCGTTTATCGTCAATAATCCCGTCAGCACATTCATATCTATTTCACTTTTAATCCGTCTCGCTTAACCGACTTAAGAAGCGCGAGGATGAGCGGAATATCATCGGTATTTTGGGCGATTCGGTTCAGAGTGTCCAACGCTCCGGCCAATCCCTCGGAGACGTTGTCCAGCTTCTCGTCGATGCTGGCTCCGTGCATTTGAAGCGACGTCATCAACCCTTCGAGCTTCGTGCCCTGATCCTGCGTCATGGCCGTGAAGACCCCGGCGCGACCGCTCTGCGTAGTCGCATCCGGCTTCCACAGCTCGTATCCCATCTCCTCGGCACGCTTCGCAAACTCATCCATCCATGCTTCGGCGGCATTCATGTTCGAACCGATGCCCGAGTAGAAATCGTCGAGCAAATCCATCACGTCGTAGGCGATGTCCTCCTCGCTCTTGCCGCTCGAATAGATCGACTTCAGATCATCCTGCAACTTGTCGAACTTGTCGGCGAAGAAGAGCGAGTAGACCACCTGCTCGGCCAGCTCCTCGAGCTTGGCCGCGATGTCGTCGCACATATCGCCGTAGACCCCCGTGACGCCTTTGGCCATGTCCCGGACACGGTCCAGCACGCTGTCGCCCAGCGGGCTGAACGTCGCGGAGAGGTAGTCTTTCAATGCCTGTTCCGCCTCGTCCATCATATCCTTCAAACTGATGAGGTTCTCCAGATACTTACGCGTCTCGTTCGACATCTTCCGCATGTCGAGAATCGTCTGAAGCATCGCCGTATCCAGCTTGCCGTTGGCGTCTATCAGTTCCGGGTAGGCCGAAAGAATGCTGCTGTATACGTCCTTGCCCTTGCCCCAGCCGAACAGGCCAGTCTTCTTGTGTCCTGTGACGATTTGCGCCGAGGCAAGCCCGTAAATACCTTCCCGGTATTGGGCCATGCGCGCAGCATACGTTCCGTAGGCGTCGCCTGTGACGCGCTCGAACCAATTCATCGTGGGAGCATCGCCCTTCATCTCGGCCTCGAACTGCGAAAGAGCCTCCTTGTAGACCTGCATGGCGTTGGCCGCCTTCATGATCTGACGCTCCCCGAAGATATTCGTCGCCTCTTTCAGCAATAGATTCTGCTCCAACAACGCGAGGTTGTACTGCCGCTGGAAGTCGAGCTTCGCACGCTCGATCTCCTTCAGCGCCTCCCGATGCCGGGCCTCGGCGGCAAAAGCCTGACCGATGAAGTTGGCCGCTTCACCGATGGCAGCACCGATACCGCCGATGATACCGCCTTTCGCGAACCCCTGACCGATGTTCGACACGGCGCTCATGACCTGCTGCACGCCACTGATGGCATCCGCAGTTTGAGTGTCGCCCATCTGCTCGAACATATCGGCGAGTTCCCCCGCGGCGTCCGCTGCGGCACCGCCGATGGTTCCGATAGCACCGGAGATCTCCTTGATACCGTTCGCGCCCTTGAGTTCGGCCAGCCCCTTCTCGAAGGTCTTGAAAATGTTCTCCCACTTGTTGTTGCCGCCCTTCTTGCCGGTGTTGAGCAACTTGTCGAGCGCCTTGCGCAGCTTGTCCAACTCCGCAGGACTCTTCTCTATGTTCTTCAAATCCGCGGCGGAGATGAAGGCGATGCCCTCCGCAGAACCTTTGCCGTTCAGGTAGGCTTGCAGCTGCTTCGCCTGTGCGATCAGGTCGCGCAACTTGTCGAACGACATCGACGAATAGTCGCCGAAGAGCTGCTTCAGGAATCCGTTGTCTTTGGAGATGCTCGCAGCCTCGGCGTCGTTCACCGAGCGGATGCCCTCCTCGATCTTCTGACGCGCGACGGCGATAGCCCGGTCGATAAGCGCAGAATTGGCCTCCGTACGCTGTTCTTCCAACGCGGCGATATCCTCGTCGCCCTGACGCTTGATCTCCGCACGCTGGGCCTCGAAATCCCGGTATTTCGCAAGTAGGGACTGTAGCTGATCCTGCTGTCGCTTGTGCTGCGCCTCATTGTCCTTCCTCTCCTTTTCGGATATGACGTTCATCGCGTTGTCATATGCCTGTGCCGCCTGCACACGCTGGGTTGCGGCTTGGGCAATGATTGCAGCTCGCTGTTCCGGTGAGACATCGGCACCGCTCCGGCGCAGACGTTCGTACAACTCGAGGCGTTGGCGTTCTTCCTCGTCGATACGTTGTTTCTCCCGCTCGAAAGCTTGCTGCGCCTCGGCGCGCTCTTTCTCGAAGCCCTCCTTCATCAGCACGATGCGTGTGTTCTCGATACGCTGGCGGGCCTTCGTCTCGTAATCGACGAGGTTTTGCGTGAGCGTGTTCACATCGGCGGCGCCGTTCTTCGGAGGCGCAATGAACCCGCCGATATTGAAATCCTTGCCGATATTGGCGATCTCATCCATCAGGTTCTTTGCCTCATCGAGATAGGCATCCCGCTGCTCCCGAGCGGCCTGTACCAATCTCGCTTTTACAGCCGCATTCGATTTGTCAACCTCGCGGTCCATCTCGCTGGGCAGTATCCCCATCTGCGCACCGCCCACTTTGGCCATCCAACGGCCGAAGCCGCCGGTGGCGCCCTTGACTTTATCGGCCGGAGTAGCCTGAAGTGTATTCACCTGCTCGTCCGCCTCGGTCGCTTTATTGACAAGGCTCTGTACTTTGGCCTGCAAAAAGAGCATCTGAATGTAAGCAGCGCCTTTTTGAAGCAACGTGTCGTACCATTCGCCGATGGTGTTGTAGTAGCCGAAACTCTCGCCGTATTTACGGTTGAGCTCTTCGACCTTCGCCTTTTCCTGCTCCTTCGTGCCGGTGAACTCCTTGAGGCTTTTCAGGGTCGAGTCGATCTCGAAGCGCGTCTTGATCATCTGCGCCCGACCGTCCTTTTCGATTTCCACCCGCTCTTTGGCTTTGGCCGCAGCCTTCTCCTGCGAATCGGAATAACGATCCCACAGGACTATCAAACCCGTGACAACGGCCGAGAGCCCCAGCGTCAGCGTCGCCATGAGCGCCGATGCAGCAGCCGTCGAAATGCCCAGCGACGTAGCCAGCCGAGTATTGGCAGCCGTCAGCATGTTCTTCATCTTGACGACCGTCACCAGCCGAAAAGCGGAGTCTTTGTTCAGGGCGTTCATCACCTGCTGCAAACCCATCGTAATGGCCAGTACGCTCTGCACGCGCGTCTGAACCTTGACGAGGTTCTCGTTCTCCGACGCGAAAGCGCCCATGATGCCCGTAGCCATCGTGAAAGCTCCGGACACACCGTTCACCCCGCTCATCAGACCTTGCAGGCCGGAGTTGTCGTGCGCCAGAATCTTCGTCTGCGTACGCAGATCGCCCAGCGTATCCTGCAACAGGGCCGCGCGCTGCGCCATCGTCTGGTACTCCTGCGAGTTCTGACGTCCCTCGAGACGCATCTTCGCCATAGCACCCTGAAGCTGCCGCAGCTCCATCGTAAGCCCGCGCGCCGTCGCCGCGTTTTTCTCGTGCTCGCTGCGCAGTCCGGCCAGCACGGCCTTGTCTTCATTGAGGGCCTGCGTACAGGCGTCGATCTCCGCACGCATCTCCGCCTGCGCCTTGCCCGGCCCCAGCCGGTCGTACTGACGCCGGAGGTCTTTCAGGCATTGTTCGACGTAGCGCACCTGCTCACGCTGCTCCGCAATGCGCTCCGTGATGCTTTGCGAAACCCGCTCGACACGGTCGCCCAGCGTCTCGACAGACTTCCCGGCGGCATTGAGGCCGCCGGAGAGCTTGTCGCGCATCAGGAATTCTATTTCAACGGGTTTCGGCATTCTGTTTACTTTTTTGTTTCAGTCTCGATTGGACGAAGCCGGAAAGCGTTCGCGGCTTCTCTTTCTTCTTGACGTATCGCGGAGCATCGGCCAGCATCATCCGAAGCGTTTGGTAGTTCACGCTCCAAAGGATGTAGCGAATCGGCCAGCCTGTCGCTGCGGCGATTTGCCACACGATACCGAAAGGGCTATGGGACCCGACATATTCGGTCTTTAACTCCCCTTTTCGCTTTTTCTTCGGCTCAACCTCGGTCTCATCGGGTTCGTCGTTGAGATCGATTTGATAATGGTCATAAAAGACTTCGTTCCCAGCAAGCATAGGAACTGCATGCTCGCGGCCCGCAGGTACTCGTCGTCGACGAACCAGCGCAGCAGCCATGCGAGCAGGTCGGAGAACAGCCACGTCGACAACGCGCCCCGGCAAATCGTCAGGGCCACCATCTTCGAGACCCGTCGCCCATGCAACGCCATGTAGGCCAACTCCTCGTGCTTGGAGAACTCCAGCATCTCCTCGTAGGCGATCCCAGTCTGGAGATAGAGCCGCGCGAGGCGTATCTGCCCGCCCAGACACGGGCGTTTCATCGTCAGCCGGACGAACTTGCGGGTAAACGGTATCTTGAAAAAGGGCAGCGAGACTCCGATATCCAGCAGAGCCTCCGCTGCCTCGATTTCGATCTGCGGATTCGCACTCATCGCTCAGCGTGCTATCCGACAGGGGTCTCTTCCTCGTCCGGTGCGAAGTCGAAGCCGTAGGGCGACGCCTCGGGGTCATCCGGCAGCAGGAAGGTCATCTTGCAGTGAATCTTCATCACGTCCGAATAGTCATACTTGCCCTTCGGGGACGCCATAAGCGATACCTTTGCAGCTTCGGTTTCGGAGCCGTCCGCCGAGCGGATGACAACCGGACCTTCCAGTCGAATGCGCTTCGCGGGAGCGTTCCACTTCTTGCCGTTTTTGGAGGTTGTGCCACCCATCACCTGCACGAGGTTCTCGGGTTTGAGTTCGATCAGGTCGAACTCGATCTCGTTCGTTCCGGGATTCTCCTCGATCTCTTTCGCCGGAGCCGAGCGCTTCTGCGCCGCCCAGATTTTGTTCGTCGACGGGTCGTCTCCGCCCCAGTCCAGACCGTCATTGCTGATCAGACCGAGCTCCTTGCCGGCGAAAATGAGAGATTCGAGACCGTAGACGAATCCGTCGTGTGCCTTTGCAGAGGTCTGCTGTGTGTTTTCAGCCATATTACACGATGTTTTTGATAAGTTTTACAATCGCTTTCAGCGGGTTCGTTTTCGTCAGCAGAGCCGACGCGGCTCCTCCCGCAAGGAAGCCGACAAGCAGCCACCGATACCACATGGAGGGCGGCTTTTCGGTGCGTTCGGCCGCATGATATGCCGCGGATACCGCAGCGAGCAGCGAATCGGCGCGCGCCCGGTATGCCTGCATTTCGTCCAGTCGGTCCGCGAGCGAATCGATGAGGACGCATTGTCGGAATACGCGGTTCTCGAAATAGGTGCAGCGGCGGACGATGCTGTCGCATCTGCCCCGGACGACGATCTTGTCGCCCTGCCGCTCGGCCTCGATGCTCGCACGGCCGTTCTGTGCGCTATACTTCGCGCCGTCGGGCAGATCAAGGAGGTTCTGCGTCGGAATCGTCATATCCGTCCGCTCCTCCGGCACCGGCTCCGCATACTCCCGGCGCGTCGTCGTCGAGTCCGTCTGCGTCTGCTCCTGCACATGCCGATGCGTGTCGTGAACGGCGGCGGCCTGCGCTTCGAGCTGCGCGCTGGAGCTGCTCTGCTCCAACGAGGCCGTCTGCTCGCTCGTCGTGTTCCTGATTGCCCCGCACGCCGCCATCAGTACTGCGACGAGAAGCAACATGAGGGGAATTCCCCGAATTCGATTTTTCATTCTGAATACTTTTGAGTTGTTTGGTCAATTGGTCGATCTTCCGGCTCATCGAATCGATCTTCTCCGCCATGATCTGCTGGTTCGCCAGCAGCCGGGCGTTGTCCGCCTGCAGGCGCACGTTCTCGTCCAGCGTCTCGGTGTACTTCGCCGTCAACAGGTCGATGGAGTTCTGCAACGAGGCGAGAAAATCGTTGTTCCGCTGGCGGCGGGTGACGAGCCACGTTACCACCGACGATAGAAAGCCGCTCGGCAACGCCCACATCAATATTTGCATCATTGCATTATCCATCTTCCTGTTTCCGTCGATAGTTAAACCCGTTCGATCATGCGTGCGATTTTCGCGATGCTGTCGGCATACACCGTCGGACTGGTCGTGCAGTAACCGGCTTTGGCGACCTCGTAGGCGAAGCGCTGCACGTCGTGACGATACGGCATCGCCGCAGCGTAGCGTTTCGCAGACAAGACCTTGAAGTGGTCGTGCAGGCACTCCTCCACCGAGTCGTAGTCGCGGAAAGCACGGTCTACGTCGTAGCGGTAGCGGCCGTCGGCCAACGGCGTGATCGAATGCACGCGGACAAAGTTTCCGCCCTGACGGTCGTCCTTGAAGTATTCCGTCGTGCGCACGATCCGACGCTTGCCCGTCCACTTGTCGCCGGCCGTGATGCCGAAGAGGTTCTTGCCGATGGCATTCTTACCCCAACCCGTCTCGAGCGCGGCCTGCGCCGCTACGAAGAGCGGGTTCAGCCCTGTCCCGGCGCAGACGCGCTCGATGGCCGGATAGTAAGTGCGTTTGAATTCCGATGGTGTCATACGCTATTCCGGGTTACTCCTCCTTTGCGGCCAGCACCTCAACGAGCGCAGCGGTCTGCTCCTCGGTCAGTGCATTGAGGGCTTTGGTGACGGCCGGAACGCCGGCGTTCTTCGCGACGGCGACCCCGACGGCCTCCAGTGCGACCTTCATCGCAGCGAGCGGATGTTCCTGCCCGCCGAACGACACCGTCGCAGGGGCAGCCTCGTCATCCTTGCCGACCGGAGCTGCCGCAGGGACCTCGGCCTCCGCGGCGGCGATCTCGCAAAGGCCGCGGGCGACCAGGTCGTTGATGCGGGCCACATTTTCGGGCTTATCCGTCGGAATCGACAGTTCGCCGCCGACTTCATAGCAGATTTTCAGGTTGTTCTTGTCCTTGAACGGACGCAGGACTTTCAGTTTCAATTTCATATCTTTCGTTGTTTTTGAGTTTAACCTACTTCGTTACCCGGAGTGCGCATGTCGAGCAGCGTCACCAGTTCGCCCCATGCGATCTGCGTGTCGGCCGTCATCAGCATCTTGATGAAGTACAGCTCGCCGCTGGCCTGCACTTTGTCGACCTGCAGACACTCGTAGTCGTCGGCGAGGTTGCAGCCCGCATAGAGGTTCGAGTCCGTGCCCAGCGAACAGATCGTACCGGCGATCACGCCTTCGGGCCAGTCGTTCAGCGCAGCGATGCGCTTGCCCTTGAAGCGGGCGGCGTTCGTCGAGGTCGGATCGGCACCCTTGTGATGCAGGTCCGTGAGCTCGTTGTCGTACTTGTCGAAGTCGGCCGAGGACATCAGGAAGGTGAAGTTCGCCTCGCCGCGAACCTTGTCCGCCGTCTTCTCCCAGACCGCGCGCAGACGCTTGATCTGGCTCGTCTCCGTACAGGTCGCTTTCACCACATCGGGATCGGCCATCATGCGCGTGAGAATGCCGTTGAAGAACTGCTCCTCGCCATCGCCCGACACGCCCTGAATAAAGTGGTAGCCCATCTCCGTGCCGACCTGCTTGAGCACCTCGCCGAGCAGCGCCACCTGCACGTCGCCCGGAAGCTCGCGGAACACGAGGTTGCCCGTCGGCTGCCACTTGCGCCAGAACTTCTCGAACGAACGCGGATTGAACTCCGTGTAGACCATGACGTCCTCGGGTTTGAGCAGCCGCTCGTCGATCTTGAAATCGCCCTTCGAGTTCTCGCTCTTGGGCATCTCGACACGCTTCTGCAACAGCTTCGAGAGCTGGAGACGCGGGATGTAGAACTTGTCGCCGATCGAGGTCTCCATGTGGATCAGCCCCTTCTCGAAGAGCTGATTGCCTGTGGCGGCCTTGACCAAAATCTGGTCGAGGACTTCGCCGCTGTAGGCGGTTTGAATATTCGGATTTGCCATAATGTTGATTGAGTTGATGATTGATTACTGTTTGAGCCGTGCGAGAACCTCCGCTTCACGCTCGGCGAGGTAGTCCTTGTCGGTCTTGCCTCCGGCAGCACCGGCGGCCGAGGCGAGGGTCTGCATGACACGCCGCTTGGGCTTGCGCGCCGCGAGCAGGGTTCGCGTGTTCTCGGGGTCCTTGCGCATGAGCGCCTTGAAGCCCGGCACCTCGTCGGCGCCGATGCGCTCCTCTTCGCGTGCCGTGTCGACCTCGGCATCATAGGCCGCCTCCGCCGCTTCGCGCTCCTTGCGCTCAAGGTCGGCGACCTTCGCTTTGAGCACCTCGCGCTCGGCGACCGCTGCATCGTGCTCCCGGGCCTTGTTCACGACCTCGTCGAGACGCGACATGACCGCCGCCTCGTCCGCACAGTCGGAGAAGGTCGGCATCGATCTGAGTTTGTTGATCATCTGTTCTTGATTTTTAAGTGAAACATGTTCGATGTAAAGCGCCGTGTATCGCTCGCAGCGTTCGCGCGGCGTAAGCGAAGCGGAGACGGCGACCGCGTTATCGTCGAAAATCTCGTCGACGAAACCCTCCGCCAGCGCCTCCTCGGCCGTCAGCCAATGGTCGCGACCGTCCATGTAGGTCGTGCGTATCTCCTCGACGCTCTTACCCGTGCGTGCCGCGTAAATCTCGCACAGCGTATCCTCGACCTGTTCGAGGTGTGCGACGCAGTCTTTCAACTTGGCAGCATTGCCGAACACGTCGCTCATCGGCTGGTGGATCATAATCTGACCGTAGCGGCTCATCTTGACCCGCTTGCCGCAGCCGGCGATGAACGACGCCGTAGATGCGGCGATGCAGTCGATGTAGATCGTGATGTCGGCCGCGGACTGGCGCAGGAAGTTGAAGATGGCGATGCCCGCAGCTACATCGCCGCCGACGGAGTTGATCCTCACGTCGATCTTGCGATAGGTTCGCTCGGCAGCTACGAGCTGACGGACGATATCCTCGGCGCCGACATCGGCATAGTCGCCGATTTCGCCGTACAACAAGATGCAGCAAGTGTCCTCCTGCGGCCCGGGAATGATATTGAAAATGCGCTCCATTTTGCGATTCGTTTTGTGCAAAATTGAGCGTCATTTTCGGCCTCTGCAAATCAGCGTTTTATGATACAACTTTCTGATTGTATGATACAACCGCAAAGACGCATCCTATTTTTATCATTTGCTCGACAGCGTTTTATAGGTCAATTTTGCACTGAACAATTCATGAAGCAATGTCGAAAATGACCTCCGAACAGATGCGCCGCTGGGCGCTCTCGATGTACCTGAACGAAAACCGCACGCAGGCCGAAATCGCCGAGGCGTGCGGCGTGTCGCGGCAGACCGTCATACGCTGGGCGAAAGCCGACAAATGGGACGAACACAAGGCGTCGCTGACCATGACCCGCGAGGAGCAGATCAAGAACCTGCAGCGGCAGATCATGGAGATCAACAACGTCATCCTCGGCCGCGAGCAGGGCCAGCGGTTCGCAACGCCCAAAGAGGCCGACGCCATCGCCAAACTGACAAACGCCATCGGCAAGCTCGAGACAGAACTGGGCATTCACGAAGCCATCAGCACCGCACAGCGTTTCGTCGCATGGCTGCGACCTGTCGACCCCGCACTGACGAAGACGTTCGCCGGCCTGTTCGACAAATTCCTCAAATCCCTGATGTGATGAAACAGATCGACCGCAACGCCCTGAAGGAGTGGGAAGCCCTCAAGCAATCCATATACAACGATACGCCCATCGACGACTCGATGTCCCCGGCGGAAATCGAAAAGCACCGGCTGTACCTCGAGGCACACCCCATCGAGTGGATGCAGTTCTTCTTCCCGAAATACGCGAAGTATCCCTTCGCTCCCTTCCAGAAGAAAGCCATTCACCGCATCATCAACAACCCCGAATGGTACGAGGTGCTGTCGTGGAGCCGCTCGCTGGCCAAGAGCACCATCACGATGTTCGCGGTGCTGTACCTGACGCTGACCGGCCGAAAATGCACCGTCATCCTCGCCTCGGCGACGGAAAAGGCCGCAGCGCGCCTGCTCGCCCCGTATCGGGCCAACCTCGAATCGAACCGTCGTATCATTCAGTACTACGGCGAGCAGATGTCCGTGGGCGAGTGGGCCGAGCTGGAATTCCGCACCCGGCAGGGCGTGGCGTTCTACGGTGTAGGTGCTGGAAATGCGCCGCGCGGTGCACGTAACGAAGCGATCCGTCCCGACGTACTGCTCGTGGACGACTTCGACACCGACGAGGATTGCCGCAACCCCGATGTTCTGAACAACAAGTGGGATTGGTGGGAGCACGCCCTCTATCCGACCCGTGATCCATCAGGGGCGCTACTGGTCGTATTCAATGGCAATATCATCGCCGAGGACTGCTGCATCGTCCGGGCCGGCGCGATGGCCGACCACCACGATATCGTGAACATCCGCGACGCCGAGGGGCGCAGCACGTGGCCGGAGAAGAACACCGAAGAGTTGATCGACCGCGCGCTGTCGAAGATATCGACGCAGGCGCAGCAGGCCGAGTATTTCAACAACCCCGTCGTCGAGGGCAAAATCTTCGGCCCGCGCAAATGGGGCAAGATTCCCTCGCTGCGCCGCTTTCCGTTCCTCTGCATCTACGCCGACCCGACGCAGTCCGAGGCCAAAGGTGCGGCCAAGAACAAGCAGGGGTCGCTCAAGGCCGTGTGGCTGCTCGGAAAACTCGACCGCACGCTCTACGTCATCAAAGGGTTTCTCGGCAAGATGACCACCGAGGAGTTCGTGACGCACTTCTTCTCGCTCTACCTCTATGCCCGGGCCGGCGGGTGCCGCGCGATATACGTCGTGCAGGAAAACAACTCCCTGCAGGACCCATTCTTTCAGCAGGTGTTCAAAAAAGCGTTCGCACGCAAGGCGAAAGAGACGGGAATCAGCCTCTCGGTCATCCCCGACGAGAAGAAGAAAACCGACAAGGCCGTGCGTATCGAGGCCAACCTCGAACCGCTCCATCGCGAGGGGCTGCTGGTGCTCAACGAGGCCGAGAAAGGCGATCCGCACATGAAGCTCCTGGACGAGGAGTTCAAATTCTTCACGATGGCGCTGAAGTTCCACGCCGACGGCGTGGACTGCGTGGAGGGCGGCAACCGCTTCATCGACGACAAAATCGGCGAACTGCACCCCGTCGTGACGACACCCCGCGGCGTGATGGCTCGCCGCAACAAATACAGACAGTAAGATATGGCACAATTCATCATCCCGGAGGACTACGACGCCTCGATTCATCAGGAGATTCTCGACGCGCTGATCCGCTCCGACCGGCAGATCATCGAAATCTGCGAGGACCGCGCCATCGCCGAGATGCGCGGATATCTCGCGGCACGCTACGACTGCGACCGCGTTTTCTCTGCCGAGGGCGACGAGCGCAACCAGCTCGTGCTGATGATGGCTCTCGACATCGCCATCTACCACATCTTCTCCATCCACAACCCGCGCAACATGTCGCAAATCCGCGTCGACCGCTACGAACGCGCCGTCGAATGGCTCAAAGGTGTGCGCAAGGGCGACATCTCAGTAGACGGGTTGCCGGAGATCGAACAGGAAGCCAAAGAGGCCGCCTCGCAGTTCCAAATACGAAGCAACCCCAAACGCAACAACCGATTCTGACATGGCAAAAGAAAAGAAAAAGAAAGGCAAAAACATTACCTCCGGTGGCAACATCAGCCGCTTGCCGTCGCAGACCATCGTACTCCAACCGACACGCCGCGGCGGGCTGGACGTATCCGCCTATATGGACAGCATCCGACAGGCGGAGCTCATCGATTGGCCGCGCCGGGCAAAACTCGTCGATCTGTATGCCGACGTCATGCTCGACGGACATCTCTTCTCCGTGCTGCGCAAACAGAAATCGGCGATTCTTTCCACGCCGATTCAATTCCAGCGCGACGGGAACATCGATGAAAAGATACAGGAGCACATCGACTCACCGTGGTTCAACCGCTTCATCGAGGACCTCATCAACGACGAATGGGAGGGTGTCGGCGGCTCGCTCTTCCAGTTCTTCCTCGACGACAAGGGTTGGATCAACTACAATCTGATACCCCGCAAGCACGTCGATGCCATCAACCGCACGATCCTGCGCAATCAGACCGATCTCATAGGCGAGAGCTGGGACAACTTCTCCGATTTGCTCTATGTCGGCGACCCGCGGCAGATAGGGCATCTCGCGGTCGCGGCGTTCTGGGTTATCCTCAAGCGCAACAACGTCGCCGACTGGGCCGAGCTGGGCGAGATATTCGGCCGGCCGATCCGCGAGGGTACGTACGACGCTTGGGACGACAAGGCGCGCGAGAAACTCATCGACGACATCTACAACATGGGCGGCGCCGGGGTCATCGTACACCCCGACGGGACGAAGATCAACCTGATTCAGGCCGGGAACATCTCCGGCGGCAGCGACCTCTATGACCGCCTCCACACGATCTGCAACAACGAGATCAGCAAGATCGTGAACGGCAATACGCTGACCACCGAGGCGGGCGACAAGGGAACGCAGGCCCTCGGGACCGTTCAGCAGGACGGAGAAGCCGATATTGTCTTCTTCATCAAGCGGCGCATCCTCGATATTCTGAACTACGAAGTGACGGACGTATTCGCATCGATGGGTATCGACACCGCCGGAGGTAAGTTCACGTTCGTGCCTCCGAAGAAGAAAGACCCGGAGAAACAGGTGGCCATCATCTGCCGGTTGAAGAACGAAGCCGGGCTGCCCATCGATGACGACTATCTCTACGAGGAGTTCGGCATCCCGAAACCGGACAACTACGACGAACTGAAAGCCGCCGGCCGGCCGGCAGCGCCCGCAGTCGAAGAACTGGCCGACGAGGAAAATGAGAACGGCAAAGGTACCGACGAGAACGATCCGGTGGAACCCGAGTCTGAACCGAAGAAAGGGCGCAAACTTACGGACCGAGTGCGCGATTTTTTCGGCCGCGCCCCCGAAAGCGCGGGGGCGGATTTAGACTGGTAGTCGATGCGCTTTATGTCGATTCGGCCGAGAAACGTCCGGCGGAAAATGGATTCTCATTCGACAGCGGCGTGTTGGCTGCTGCGCTTCGGAACATCTACGAACGGCGGTATAACCCGCGCACGGAGATCGATGCCGAACTCTTCGAGGAGGTCAGCCGGATATTCGATGCGGCGACCGACGTCGGGTTCTCCGGCAGCGAAGCCGGCGGCGACTTCATGGAGCAGTTGCGCACCAACAACGCCGTGTTCGCGGCGTTCAAGACCCACCGCATGGGGCGCGACATGGCTGCGCAGCTCATCGACGAGAACGGCGAGGTGAAGTCCTACCAGCAGTTCCGACGCGACGTCGAACCAATCGCCGATCACCACGTCGAGGCATGGCTCCGAACCGAATACGACACCGCCATCAAGCGGGCGCACCGTGCCGCCGAGATGCGCCAGTTCATGGCCGAGGCCGACGTGTTGCCGAACATCCGGTGGCTGCCCTCTACGGCCGTCAATCCCCGCGAGTCGCACATGCCATTCTACGACCATGTGTGGCCCGTCGACGATTCGTTCTGGGAGGAACACAAGCCCGGCGACGAGTGGGGCTGCCAGTGCGGCTGGGAGGCGACCGACGACCCTGTGACCGACAACTCGGGGCTGGGCGGCGAGCGGATCGAGCCGTCGCCCGGTCTGAAAGGCAATCCGGCACGCACGGCGCAGCTGTTCTCCGACGACCACCCGTATTTCCCCTCCGACTGCTCGAAATGTGCGTTCAAAGGTGTGCAACTCACGCTCTTTACCAACCGCTCGAAAGACTGTTACCGCTGCAAGAACGTACTCAAAGCGGTGCAGAAAGCGGAAAAAACGTTGGCGGAGAAACGGACGGAACTCGCCGAAAAGAAATCCGACGCGACGTCCCGTATCAGCCGGTTGCCGCTTCCGGTGCCGGTCGCACACTCGGGGCCGGAACTGAAATACGGAACGGTGATGTGCTCGAAGTCCGACATTCGGCAGTTGGTATACCATGCGGCCGATGCAGAAAGCGTCGATGTGTCGATGAAGATGGATCGCTATTTAGACCGGCTGCGATTCGTGCGGGTGGAGGAGCCGAAGCACTTCACCGACAAAAAGCAATCGCGCGGACTGGTCGAATATACCGTGTATGAGTTGGAGGTCGGCAAACAGACTTTCGTAGTAAAGTGTGAGGCGCGCACGAACCGAGAAACGTTCGAGATATACGAACACCCGTATTCGATATATCGAAAATGAAAAAGCATCCGAACGGCCGAAAGACACTCCCGACATGGAGCTCGGACTTATGTTAGGATGCTTCTGAAAGCGTTACCGCGCCTTCATCCGCAAATATAGCAATTATTTCGCCGGAAACAAAATCCGGAACAGAATTTTATTCGAACGACGTTCAAATGGATATCAAAGAGTTCTCGAAGCTCATTCGAGCGAAGCAAAAAGAGATCGACACGCTGATGCGGCGCAAGATGCCCATCCGGGTCGGAAACATGGCGAAGCGGCATTTTCAGGACAACTTCCGAAAGAGCGGCTTCGTCGACGGCGGGCTGCACCCGTGGCCGAAGACCAAACGACAGCTCTCCGGCGGAACATCGGCGGCCAGTCAGCACAAACCGCTGCTCAGCAACCGCAACCACCTGTTCAACGCCGTGCGCTACGTGCCGGGCGATTATCGGGTCAAGATCGTGAACGACGTACCTTATGCGCCGATCCACAACTGGGGCGGCGTGACGAAACCCGCCGTAACACCCAAAATGAGGCGGTTTGCGTGGGCGATGTACTACAAAGCAGCCGGGAAGTCGAAGAAAGGAACGAAAGGCCGCAAATCGGCCGCAAATGCCCCGAGTGGCGCACTCTCGCCCGAAGCACAGATGTGGCGCGGACTGGCTCTGACGAAGAAGAAGCATCTGCAGATCAAGATTCCCAAGCGGCAGTTCATAGGCCAGAGCCGCGAGCTCGAGGAGCGCATACGCGCCGATGTAGAAACGCAGGTCGAAGCAGTACTTAAATTGTAGACGTATGGAAAGTGTGAAACTCGCGCTGATGAAGCGCATCGAAGAAGCAATGCCGGAGGTCCGCATCGATGAGGACTACGGACAACTCGAATCGCAGGAGGACCAATACCCAGTCGTATTCCCCTGCGTGCTCATCGGCATGGGCGACACGGAGTGGCAGCCGATGGCGAACCGCCCGGGGATACAGCAGGGCAAGACATCCGTTACGTTGAAGCTGGCAATCAACTGCTATGACGACACGCACGTCGGCTCCACGACGGAGGCGAAGATCGCAGAGCGCGAACAGATGGCCGACCGCCTGTTCCGAGCCGCGCAAGGGATGAGGCTGTCACCGAAGATGTCCGAGCTCGACCGACGGCGCAGCACGGAATATGCCCTCGGCGGTGGGGTCAAGGTCTACGAGGTGACGTTCGAGTACCTCGTGCGGGAGATTGTGTGACTACTCCCCGGAGAATAGGCGGAGCTGTCCGGCTGAGAGCTTCGGGACCTTGATTTTTGGAACCGGACGGATGTCGCCCTCCGGATGCTCCTTGCAGTATTGCCGGATGATGGCCATGACGCGGTCCTCGGAGAGGAAGAACTCCTGCTCGGAGAGAATCTTCAGGGCGTCATCGAAGCGCAGCCGCTGCACCTCCGTCCAGTAGTACCAGCGGCGGCACAACGCCTCGTTGCGCTTGTCGATTAAGTCCTTGTTTCTTCCTCTCGGCATTCACGGGGGGGGGATTTTGAGTTTTCAATATACAAAATTAGGGAGAAAACAAAATTTTCCCCCTCATTGCTTAACAAAATTAAGCTATTTATCCGGAAAATACTACCTTTGTTTCAAAATCATCTACCATGAAACGACTTTTCCTCCTCTCCATTTGTTTTGCGGGCATCCTCCTCTCATCTTGTTCGGACAAAGGGGAAACCCCGGCTTCGGATGAACTGATTGGTACTGTATGGAGCCAGACCACCGAAGGACGCACCGATACGTTCTATTTCGCACTCAACAGCAAATGCACGGCCGAATGGAAATACGAAAACTCCAATCCGGTCAGACAGGAATATCGGTATTCCTACAAAGCCCCGAATGTCACGATTGAGACCGGCGCGAATACATTCACGGGACGTATAGACAGCGATGTGCTCTCCATTCATATCTTCGACCGCGATCTGGCTTTGAAGAAAATCAGGTAA